GGCAGAAGCTTTTGAGAAAGTTGCCAGAGGTGATCTGAAAAGACTAATAATCAATATGCCACCCCGTCATACCAAGTCGGAATTTGCATCGTATTTATTCCCTGCATGGTTTTTAGGGCAGTACCCACAGAAAAAAGTTATCCAAACAGCCCACACAGCAGAGTTGGCAGTTGGCTTTGGCAGAAAAGTTCGTAACCTAATTCAATCAGAGACCTATCAAAACGTATTTAGTGGCATAGAACTGTCTACAGACAGTAAGGCTGCAGGTAGATGGAACACAAATAAGGGGGGTGACTACTTTGCTATTGGTGTTGGGGGTGCTGTAACAGGTAAAGGTGCAGATGTTTTGATTATTGATGACCCACATTCGGAACAGGATGCACAGGCAGGGCAGTATAACCCTGAAGTTTTCGATAAAGTCTTTGAATGGTACACATCTGGACCTAGACAACGTCTACAACCAGGAGGTGCAATCATCTTAGTGATGACTAGATGGGCAAAAAGAGACCTAACAGGGCAAATTATCAAGAGTATGTCCGAAAGAGAGGGGTCAGATGAGTGGGAAGTCATAGAATTGCCTGCAATTTTGCCTTCTGGCAACCCATTATGGGGTGAATATTGGAAATTAGAGGAATTAGAGACACTAAAAGCAGAATTACCTCTTTCTAAGTGGAATGCACAGTACCAACAAGACCCCACATCGGAAGAAGGAGCGTTAATTAAGCGAGAATGGTGGAAAGAATGGGAAGAACACGAGTTACCACCCTGTGAATGCATTATTCAGTCATGGGATACAGCATTTTTAAAGACACAACGCAGTGACTACAGTGCCTGCACCACATGGGGGGTGTTTTACCACCACCAAGACGTAGATCAGTCAAGACCACACCTGATTCTCTTAGATGCATTTAAAGAGAAACTAGAGTTTCCAGAACTAAAGCGAGCAGCTTACGATAAATATTGGGAATTTGAACCAGATCAAATGATTGTTGAGGCAAAGGCATCAGGTGCGCCTTTGGTGTTTGAGCTTCGTGCTATGGGAATACCTGTCACGGAGTTCACACCGACCAGAGGTAACGATAAAATTGCAAGAGTTAATGCAGTTACTGACTTGTTTTCTAGTGGAAGTGTGTGGTATTATCCTACTAGATGGTCTGAAGAAGTTATTGAGGAGTGTGCGTCTTTTCCCACAGGCGACCATGACGACTTAGTAGATAGTACAACCCAAGCTCTTTTAAGGTTTCGTCAAGGAGGATGGGTTAGAGCAGAAAGAGATGATTGGGATGACGAACCTAAATATAGAAGACCAGTGGAGTATTACTAATGGTAAAAAAAATGAATAGTGGTGGTAAAGTTTTAGTAGGTATGCCAGACGGTCCACCAAAAGAGATGAGCAGAAAAGACTATGAAGCAATGCTTTCTTATATGAAATTATTAAAAATTAAACCTCCTAAACCTGTTGAGGCTAAAAAATCAGGTGGTGTTGCTAAAATGAAGATAGGTGGTTTAACTGGAAATATTCAGTTAACTTCAGGTTCTCGTCAAACTGCCTCAGATACAGCAAGAGAAAGAAGTCGAAGAAACTTAAACAAAGAGTTTCAAGAAAAGAAAAAGAAACTTAGAGAAAAATTTAAAGGCAGAGGAACAGCAGGAAATGAGCAGTATAAAAAAGAAGTTGTTGCTCTTGAAAATAAATTTCAAAAAAAATATAATCAAGATAGAGCTATGGCTAAAAGATTTGGAAAAGATGCATATAAAAGCCAAGCGTTTGGAGTTTCACCTACTGCACCTAAAAGAAAAAAGAAAAAAATAAACGTAGAAGATCAATTGAAAAGAAAAAAAATCCGTGGCAAACTACCCACAGTAAGGCAAATGAATTTAATACGGGCAAACGTAAAAGCTACAGCAAAACCACCAAGACCAGCAAATTCACAACCTAGAGTAAAAAAAGGAACAACTAGTAAAAAGAAGGCAAAATAAATATGGGTCAGGCGTTTACTCCAGATGAGCGAAAGTATATACAAGCTATAGGAGACTATAAGTCAAAAAAAATTAGCTACTCAAAATTTTTAGATATAACTTTGCCACTTAGAGATGTTAGCAGAAGAATTAAAGACACTCATACCATGACAGGGAGAAAGTTTATTCAGCCGTACAAAAAAAAAGGTGGCAGAATAAAAATGCGTGGGGGTGGGTCAGTTCAAAAACAATTGACATACAGGATTCGATAAACATAATAACCTTAGAGGAGTACAGCTATGGCAGAAGATAAAGACAAAAAACGAAAAACAGAAGATGTTAAAGAAGGAAAAGGAATAACAACTATTTCGCCTGGTGGTGATCCAACCAATCGAAACAAAGACGGCAGTATCAAAAGAACAAAACAAATAAGAAAAGAATTTTCTACGAAAGAAAGTATTCTTCCAAAGAAGAGAGTTGTTAAAACGCCAAAAGTTGTTAAGAAAACAACATTAAAAGCAGACCCTGTTAAAGATAAACCAAAAAAATTATCAACAAGAGAAAATCCATTAAAAGATAAACCAAGAAGTATATCAGCGGCTAAAGCTGCAGGAGAAAAATATTTTTACGATAAAAAAGGCGTAAAAAAATTAGCTGTAACAGGAGCAGAGTTAAAGAAAAAAGGAATGACCCTAAAAGAATGGGCTAATACCTTTGCTAAAAGAAAACAAACTAAAAAAGATGCTGAAATACTAAAGCCATATGCAAAAGATAAAAAATTAAAGAAGAATCCTGCTAATAAAAGAGCAGGAGGCATGATGAAGAAAAAAGGCTACGCAGGTGGTGGCAAGCTTAAAATGGTCGAGAAAAATGGACAAAAAGTTCCATTTTATGCCGCAGACGGTAAAGGTAAGATGCGTGGTGGCGGCATGATGATGAAGAAAAAAGGTTACGCCAAAGGTGGAGCTATGAAGAAAAAGAGCTACAAAAAAGGTGGTAAAGTTCTTAAAATGAGAGGTGGAGGTCTAGCCACAAGAGGTACGAACTTCAAAATTAGATAATGGCAGTAGACAAAACATTAGAACCCTTTGAAGTAGAAACGGAGGGTAATCCTGAAGAGTCAGAACTTAAAGTATCTGTTGTAAATCCAGACGCTGTTGCAATTGAAACAGAAGACGGTGGTGTAGTAGTAGATTTTGAGGGGGGTGCTACAGAGGAAACAGGAGATATAGACCATAATGGAAACCTAGCAGAGCATATAGAAGAACCAGACTTAGATGAAATGGCTTCTGATTTAATTGAAGATTTTGAATCAGACAGAATATCTAGAAAAGAATGGTCAAGGTCTTACATGAAAGGTCTTGATCTTCTTGGCATGAAGATAGAAGAAAGAACGCAACCTTGGGAAGGTGCTTCTGGAGTGTTTCACCCTTTGCTTTCAGAAGCAGTTGTTAGGTTTCAAGCGCAGGCTATGGGAGAGATATTTCCTGCATCAGGTCCTGTCAGAACAAAAGTGGTGGGAAAAGCAACTAAAGAAAAAACATCTCAATCAAAGCGTGTTGAAAGCGAGATGAACTATATGCTTACCGAAGAGATGACGGAATACCGTGACGAAATGGAGCAAATGCTGTTCCGACTCCCCCTTGCAGGATCAGCGTTTAAAAAAGTATATTACGACCCAATTATGGAAAGACCTTGCTCTATGTTTGTGCCTGCTGAAGATTTTGTAGTGTCATATGGTGCATCGGACTTAATGTCTTGCTCACGGTATACCCATATTATGAAGAAGACAGAAAACCAAATTAAAGAACTTATGGTCAACGGTTTTTACAGTGACATTGATTTACCAGAGCCTCATCAAGATCAATCAGAAATACAGGAAAAGTATGATGAGATGGAAGGCAGTGAAGCAACGGTATACGATGAAGATGACAGATACACTATATTAGAGATGCACGTTGACCTAGAGATGCCAGAGCCTTTTGAAGATAAAGATGGTTTGGCAAGACCGTACATTGTAACGCTAGATAAATCATCAAAAACAATTTTATCAATACGAAGGAATTGGTATGAGAACGATGAAAAGAAAACTAAAAGACAACATTTTGTTCATTATAGATATCTCCCAAGCCTTGGTTTCTACGGTACAGGGCTTATTCACCTTATTGGTGGATTGGCTAAGTCAGCAACGTCCATACTTCGTCAGCTTATTGATGCAGGTACGTTATCGAATCTTCCTGCTGGTCTTAAAGCTCGTGGTCTTAGGATTAAAGGGGATGATTCGCCTCTCATGCCTGGTGAGTTCAGGGATGTCGATGTTCCTGGTGGTGCGATACGAGATTCCATTACGTTTATACCTTATAAAGAACCATCCTCAGTATTGTATCAGTTATTGGGAAATATTGTCGATGAAGGACGTAAGATAGGATCAATAGCAGATGTACAGATAGGAAACATGAACCCCAACGCTCCTGTGGGAACAACACTAGCATTGATGGAAAGATCAATGAAAGTTATGTCAGGAGTGCAGTCAAGACTTCATGCGGCTCTTAAAAAAGAACTACGGATACTAGCTAAATGCATACAT